CAAACTGGTCTGACATCTTTACGAGTTGATCTGGCACTATTGACTCCTATGGAAGCAGCTTAATTAGCTGATCGTCGATTCTTGCATAACCTTCGGGCGGTTCACTGCCCTTGAAAACCAGCTTCAGTTTAGCAGTATTGCTCTCTTTTTTGAACCACGAAGTGTTGGCGCAGGGTCGCACCATCAACCTTCCTTTTTTCTTATCCGCTTCAAGACCCGAAATTTCTACCGACATTTCGACTTCTAATTTATCTACTCGCAAACTCTGTCCAGTCGTAAGTGACTGTAATGGTACGTGAATATTCTTTTTCGTCAATTCCCCGTCTTCCCACATTGGGATTTCCATCGTCACCATTTTAGGGCGGTAAACGTCTCGACCATTTTCGTCTTTGACCGGATCGCCCTTGTCGTCCACTTTGAGTTCCCAAAACTCTTGCTTCATTAGCGAATCAAGTTCGTGACGCTCTGCGATGTCGGTTGCTGCGATAACGGCAGACTGTATTGAATGTACAATGTCGTCTAATGAATGATCTGGCATGATTACGCTTCAGGTGTGTTGTGATAGAACAAGTCAGCCGTACGGTCTAATAGTTCTTCGGATGCTTCAACGGGGTCATCGCCTATGCCGATAGCGATTTGAACGCCCCCAATGTAGAGTGCGAAGCCTCCATCAATAGGGTCGACCGAGACCTCGTCAAATCCAAGGTCTTCAAGGGCTAAAATAAGTTGGGCTCCGTTAATCACTGCAAGATTACGTTTATCTAGTTGGGTTCTCAATCGCATCACCAAGTTAAGAATCATCGTTTAGACCATCGACCAGGACCACTTCGAGCGTCGATACGGACACGCTCACCCAGGTCAACAAGATAAGCTACCCAGGCTTCATAACGAACAGGCTCATTAAATGTCTTTTTCGTCGAAGATGAAAAGGCTTCGGACAAACCTTTCACGATACGCATTGTCGGTAGCCTTTGGCCCGATTCGATTCGGCTAACCTCAGCCTGGGTTAAACCAGACTCTCGAGCCAAGTCTGCCTGACTCCAATTTCTTGAGTCTCGATACTTTGCGACGGTTTTCGAAAATTGATTCGATGTTTCGATTGACATGATAACTCCCTTAACCGTTACGGTAGCACGATTTTAAGGGTAGATCAAATAAATTGCTTGACATAGCGGTAAGGAACTTATAGGATCGGGTGAAAGAGGTCCAAGTGAACGACCAACCAACACTCGAATACGAATTTAGAACATTTCAGTCAGACACCGATATCATGAGTCAAGTTGAAGCTTTGATTCCTGGTTGCATGGTTTACGTGAGTTCATTCAACACACGTAAAGTAAGGTTCAAGAACGCAAACCCAGAATATCTGAGAGAACGGGATGAGTGGCTTGTCAAAGCACCCCTACATGCCGCATGGATTTTCGAGTCTGTTCTTAATTCTTCCAACATTCACTTCTGGTGCCGCGCATCCATGGGGCAAATCGTCACTCCTTGGGTCAATGACTCCGAATCAAGAGAGAAGTTGCGCATCGAAGGGTTAGAACTCCTAAATCAGTCTATTCAGAATGGGCAAATCAAGGGTTACGTTGCAGATATTGCTACCCCTTACCAGCTTATGGGTACCGCCTGGGCGAATACGCGGCCATACGTCATGAATGTATGGTCTTGTGGTTCCGGTAAGACTCTTGGCGCAATTATGTCGGCTTTATGCTGCGAAGGTGACGTTGTTGTCGTGTGTCCTGCTAAGGCTCGCCACGTTTGGTGGAGTCAGGTGCAAGAATACTCCAACGTTACGCCGTTTCGGGTCAAACCTCAGGCAGATGTCCGGAAAAAGGACCAAACATTCGAAGATTACGAACACGCATGCCGAGAAAAGGGGCAAAGGAAATTTGTTATCGTTGGCGCCGAGTCAATTGCCGACAATGTTGACCTTATCAAGCGTATCCAGCCGTCGATTCTCATATTCGACGAAATACACACTCATGGAAACAGTAAACGCTGGCGGGCCGTTCATAATGTCGACGGGACTGTACGGTTCGAGAAACGAAAGACATCTGCCAGCAATAATCCTAACTCTCAGGTGAATCGCCACGCTCGCGCTGTTGCTGTGATGGAAGTATCGCGAATCAAGAGTGTTCGACTACGTATGGGCCTGACAGCTACCCCTCTTGATGATGGTCGTCCTCGGAGGCTGTGGTCTCAGCTTGATCTGCTGGCTCCTGGCGGGTTCTCTCACAGCTACTCTAACTTTGCTCATAGATATTGTGCTGCGCGACCAGGAACCTATGGTGGTCTGGAGGATGGCGGAGCATCGAACATCAAAGAGTTGAAAGCGCGGTGTTCTTTTTTCGTTCACGAAGTTCCTTACAGTGAGTCACACTCAAGTCTGCCAAGTACGCGGGTTCAAGTAGATTATCTCACCAATACAGAACTTAATCGTGCCGATAGGTTTAGTGACGAGCAGACATTTACACAAGCTGTTCGCCAAATGAACAAAGAGGTAGGTAACAGACCTGACGGGAGAGAGCGCGTAGTTGAGGCCAGACTAGCCGAAGCCTGCAGCCGTAAACGCCGGTACGTCATCGAAGAAGCTATTGAGGGTCTAAAGGGCGGGGGTAAGGTGGTGATCTTCACCGCTCGGAGACGAGAGACGGAGTTGTGGGCCCACCAATTGCGCCAGCAGTTGGGCAAGGGCGACGAGGCCCAAAAGGATGTGCCCGTTTGGATGGCTCATGGTGGTGTAGCGGAGTCAGAGCGCGACGAAATGATTGATGCGTTCAGGAATAGCGACCAAGCCTGTTGTCTGGTAGCCACAGGGCAGAGCGTTGGTACAGGTGTAGACGGCATGCAGACCGCGAACCTGGCCATCTTTGCGATGCTGCCCTGGAAGCCCGGTGACTTCTTGCAGTGGAAGGGTCGCTTTGACCGTCTGGGTGGAAGCCCCACGCTGCTCAAGGTTGTGGTGGCTCAAGGCACCTATGATGAGCGAGTAGTCCAAATTCTGGTCGACAAGTTCGGACCCATTGAGACTTTTCTGAAAGCAGATGAACTTGACGGATTGGGTGACAAGCTGCTGGGCATGGAAGACGAAGATGCTCTTGTGAGCAGCATTATCAGTAAGTTGGAGGTAGAATGAGAGAGTTTGAGCATATGTGTCGATTGGTACACCAAGCGTATGAGGACATGATTGATGAGCATGAGCCTTATTTTGACGGGGATATCCGTAGCGACGATTGGAGTGAGGGGCTTCGAAATGATTTTCGTGAGCGAGTAATCGAGTTGCTTCAGATTAAAATCAGCGAATTTATGGACGTAGCATGAGGAAGATTCTCATCGATGCGGGTAGATCCTCTCGTGGGTGGTCACGTATCGGAACTTTTTCCCGGTGTCCGCAGTTGTTCGCCTACGGTCAGCGACTCAACCTCACCATGATTCCCGCTCACGCTTTGACCCGTGGCAGCATGGGCCACATCCTCCAGGCGCATCAGCACGCAATCTGGGGGGCATCCTCTGAAGATGGTGTTTGGGTCGATGAGACATGGCACGATGACCCCACTGTGTTTCTCGACCCGGAAGAAGCCGTACAGATGTGGTGCGACACCAATGGTGGGCATGAGCACCTTGAACGTATGCTTGAGACCTTTCGGCGGTACATGGCGAGACATCCAGAGCCTCCGGGAAATGTCATCAAAGTTGAGTATCCGGTGACTGCCGTGTTGGGGAACAAAGACAACCAGTGGGGTTTGTGGGTTGTTGCTTTAGATGACGCCAATTTTGATCGTCGCGTAACGAAAGTTAAAGCGTGGGATGGCGGAATCATTCAACCTACGCCGTTGAATTGTCCCGGTCACCCCGATTCTGGTGCAGCCTTAGTTTTGACGCGCCGGTTAGACATGGTAACCAAAGAGAGAAGTGGTCGAACATTTATATGGGACCACAAACATCAGGCTCGGGTCCAGGCAAACAAAAGCGTTGATGGCTACGCAATTGATGGCGGTTTCGCGGCGTTCCGGATTATGGGTAAGCAGATGTATGGGAGTAATTTTGGTGGACTGGGATTGAATTTGATTCAAACACAAGAACCTTGGCGTGTTGCGAGGCCTATGGTTCCTGCAACGCCTCACAGGGATGCACATTTTGCCGAAATGTTGTGGCGCGAAGAGCATCGACTTGCGCGGCTAGAAGTAGACTCGCCCACATTCTGGGACTGGCCTAAGGTTCAACATGAAACCTCTTGTATCGGTAGGTATGGTGCCTGCCCAGGTATTAAGTTCTGCTTTTACGGCGCTGCCGCAAAGACTATTTAGGAGAGAGTATGAGTACGCAAGGACCACCACCAAATGTGATGGTTACCGTTTACGGTAAACCAAAACAGAAAAAGACAAGTGACGCACTAGCTGCATTTCCAAGGGCTTTGTTCCTTGGCGTACCGTCTGCGATCACGCTAGTCGCACAAAATGAATTAGGGTTCACCCCCTCGGTACACGCAGAGTCACCAAAGAACTTGACTGAATTAATCAGCATGTTGAAAAGCTTTGCGGAACTAAGCGATAAATCAGACTATGACGCGCTTGTCGTCGATGATACGAGCCATCTGTGTCAACGTTCAATGCTCGAATGGCATGAAGCGGCACCTTCCGGGCGTAGCGGCAAAAAGGACAGATTCTATCCGTATCAGCAGTTGAATCAGCACCTATTGGAGATAGCACATACAGCTAGATATCTCGGTGTCCATTTGGTTATGAATTTCCATGAAAGAATGCCCGGTACAAACGCCGACGGCAGGTTTTGTCCTGGCGGGCCCGATGTTCCGTCGCGTAATCAGGTTGAAACCTTACCCTCATGGTGCGACATCAGTGTTCGGTCAATGATTGACCCCACGTACCCAGACCCTTGGTTTCCAAGTGTGTACTACTGTGACCCCACGAATCCTGAATGGGTGACAGGAGACAGAACCGGAGTTTGCTCCGCTAAGACGCCTGGAAACCTGCGGGAGATTCTTCGTGCGGGAAAAAGCAACTATCGACTGAGCAGACTTTCCGGTCTGGAATGGCAAGACGATGTAGCGCAAGTTGTTTCTGACGCTATCGTTGCCGGTTTACCTGTGCAGGAGGCTATCGCTTCGGCTGTATCAGGCAGAGACGATAATAAACATCACCTTAGATGGGCTTGCCAGGATGGTATTGCTCGGGGTATACTGGCTCAGCAAGGAAACCAATCTCTTTTCGACTTCTCGGGCGACGGGCAATCAACTGTTGCGTCTCCGAGTTTACCACCACCACCACCAACAAAGTAACTACAACAATAAGGAGCCATCATGGCTATCAAAGTATCAGGTAATGCATTTCAAGGAATCAGTGCTCTTGGGTCTTCAGTACCAGAGGCAGGGTTCTATGAAGTCAGCATCGTAAATATTGAGCGTGCGCCTACAGATAAAGCCACGACTCGTCGCGTTCACGTTCAGTTTGAAAACGGGTTCAAGATGTTTTCATTTTTGAGCGTGCCGTTCGATGACACAGGAGCAATGCTTACTGATCTAACAGACAAGCAGCTTCGCGGTCGCATGGCCGTTCTACGCTCAATTCTTGAGTCGCTTGGGTACTCCGCCTCCGATATTGAGGGTGCGGCTGAAATTAACACCAACTGGTTCTTGACCACGCAGAATGGCGGTCGGAAGGCTCACATTGAGTTTATACCGGGCCAAAAGGGTGTTCAGGGCTCGTATAACGAGATCGGAAAGTGGCTTTCCAAGGCTCAGTTTGACGCTCTTAAGGGTGCGGCTGCGGCCACACCTTCGACAGCAGCAAAGCCTGCGGTGCCTAATGGTGCCCCGGTCCCATCTGCGGGCGTGTCCTTGCCGCCTCCCGCAAGCACCGCACAAGGTATTGTTAGCTAAGTCGAATAGGCCAAGGGGCGCCTGTTCCCCTAAGGGCTCAGCAGGAAGGCATGTGAGCGGTCGAATAGATGCCTTATTTTTTATATGAACAAGAATCCAAAACAGTGTGGTGCCCGTTGTGATGAGTGTCCTCTCGGACCCAACGGAGCACTACAAAAAGATGAGTGGCGTCCCGTCACAGGGGAGTTTCATCCAGGCGCAAAGATACTTGCTCTTGGTGAGGCCCCTCGTGCCGAGGACGTTCGTTCTGGTAGACCCCTTATGGGGAGTGCCGCGTCAGAGTGGTCACGGTTTCTCGCAACGGCAGGACTTAACCGGTCTCACGTAGACCTTGATAATGTCATCGCGTGTAAACCACACGGTAAAGAGGGTGGCGCGTGGAACCGGATGGAGAAATCTCTGGACCGCATAAATAAAAAGCGTGTTGCGCAGAACAAAGACCCCTTACCGCACCCAGCAGACTGCTGTCGCCCGAGACTTATTAATGTGCTTAAAAGGTACGATAAGTTCATTGCCTTAGGTAAAACAGCAACACGGGTCTTGTCAGGTCAATCAGGGAGTATCCACGGATTACGTGGTGGCCCCATGTATATCGACGATGATTGGCTTTGGAGCCTGGAGCCAACGCAAAAGAAGATGTTGGCTACGTTTTCCCCTCATTACGTGACGAGAGCACCGAATTGGCGGCCAGTTATCGAGGCCGACGTGTCTAAAGCGATGCGTTGGTTTAACGATACGCTACGCTGGACTGAGCCCGACTCCATCATGAACCCCACACCGGAGCAACTGGAGGAGTTTCTGGCGCAGCCGTCACCATTCTGGGTCTATGACGTTGAGACCGATGGTATTGAGCCCCTGGAATGTAATCTACGCACAATCGCTATTGCCATTCCTGACCTGGACGCCGACGGCAAGGCTGCACGCCTAAAGCCCCACCAGAATTGTCGCGCCATCGGTGTTGGGATTCTATCGACTGATGGGATCACCCGCATTTACCCTCAAGAGCAAGAGCGCCGTATTCGCGACATCTTGTGTTCTGCGTTTACTGATGGCCGCGTCTGGGTCGGTCACAATGCAGGCTACTACGATCGTATGGTCGTCGAAACTCAGTTCGGCGTTACGCCGGCACCGTTAGTAGACACATTGTTTCACGCCAGGTTTCGATCACCTGATCTTCCTAAGGGCCTAAAAACTATTGGCTCTGTACTTACAGATGTTGAACGTTGGGAGACAACAGAAAAAGGGACAAAGATATCTACTGGCAGCCAGGACGATACTGAACTGCTGAAATACAACATCATTGATACCGCTGTGAACGCACGAATCACAGTGCCGCTTATTGATGCGGCTACGGAAATGGGTGCCTTTCGACCAATACCGCCAGAGTTGAAACCGACTCGCTGGTCAGAAGGCAGACTATGGAATCTCAACGAAGTAGATCATGCAACACAAGAAATGTGTGTTGGTATGCACAAGTCAGGAGTTTGGATCGACCAGGAACTGCGCGGATCACTTGAGTGTGAGTATGAAATATCCGTTAAGCAGCGGCGAAAGGAACTCCAAAAAGCAGTCGGTGGAGACTTTAATCCTGGTAGCGTCGATCAGATTCGCAAGCTTCTTTATGACGTGTGGGGTCTGGGGATTCCTGCTTCGATGAGCACGAATGAGTTTTACACGGAAACTGGTGCGCCAGGTACAGGTGACGCAGTAATTCGCGGGCACCTTGCATCGGGTCAACTGAGCAGTAATCAAGAATCATTTTTGAAGCAGCTTCGACTTTATCGCAGAGAGAAAAATAAAATTCTGGGTACGGTGTTAGTTCCGCTTAGGCGTAGAGCCCAAGACCCAGACAAGGGTTTGGTGCATGAGGACGGCAGAGTAAGATCAACTTGGAACGCTCACGTAACCAGTGTTGGAAGGCTATCAAGTTCGGGTCCTAACCTGCAAAATATCGGCAACCGAAAGGGACAAGGTCGACTAAAGTCAGTTTTCCGGGCTCCCCCAGGACGAATACTTGTCGGGGCTGATCTTGACCAAGCACACCTTAGAATCACAGCTTGCTATTGGCAGATACCACGACTCCTTGAGTGCTTTGATACCGGGAAGGACCCACACAACCTGTTAGCCTACGATATTTTTGGTAGTGACTTTAAGAACGCGAGCGGGTGGGGCCCAGACGGGTTTAGTTTGGACCGCAAACCTACGGGTGGGGAAGCCAAAGCGATGCGAGACGTGATGAAGACGTTTCGATATGCATCTATTTATTGGGCTGACCCTATGACTGTTTGGCAGGTACTCACAAGCACTGAGACTGACGACGGAAAAATGCCGTACCTAAAATTTGAGCCGCGAGAAGTCCGCCATTTTCATAACAAGTGGTTGAAGGCCGAGCCCGAGTGGATGGATGCCTGGAACCTGATGTTAGATCAGTACAACCAACAGAGTTTTATGGAAGAACCTGTTTTCGGTCGACGATCAGGGCCACTTTCAGACGGCAAAAAGAACGAGGTAGTGAACTTCCCCATACTTGCAGCCGAGTCATCAATTATGCGGCTGGCAGAGCAAGCTGTCATTGGGGAGTTCCCGTTTAACTTTGAAGGTGCGGGCACGGGCATGATTCATCAGTGCCACGACTCAATTGCGGTAGAAATTCCGTTGCCTGAGGGCCTTCCAATAGACTGGCAACCGGTGCAGGGAGAGCCCTTGCCACGAGAACTCGAGGACGCTCGTCGCATGGTTGAGGAGTGTATGACCGTGACCATCCCTGGCTGGGATGTTACGATGACTGCAGAGGCTGAAGTCGGACGCAGCCTAAAAGACATATAGGAGAGGAAATGGAAACGTCAAAGTGGTTTCTGGCTCATTCTAAACAGGATGACCCGGAAGAAATTGAGCAGTGGTGCGTGAAGATCGGTAGATCGCTCGTGCAAGATGGCTGGAAAACTAAGGTTGTTGCGGGTCGGGATGACTATGAGACTCGAGCGGCAGCTTTGGGCGGTTGGAAGGCTTGGTGCCGAGACGTACCGCTGGGGAAAGACTTTCAAGGCAACCCCTTGTTTCACGGGGTAGTTATACCCGTCTATCAAGATAACGAAAACCCGATAGTCGGAAAAGCCACCGCAGATATTGTTGCTGGCTTTATGTCTGCGGGAAAACATGTCTACACTTGGTGTCCAGCCGACGATGTGTTTCGGCAAGTCGACACAATTGAAGTGTTACCAGAACACGACTACCTTGCATGGGCACGGTTAGACTTTAAGTGTTGACACACTGGTAAGACTGGTATAGTTTAAACTTGAATCAAGCGTAACTAGGAGGTTCTATGTCTACGCGACCATACGTCGAGCACGTCTACAGTAATCTGAAGTCGCCTCGACCCAACGGCGATGCATGGGGCATCGAATTGGGACAAAAAACTCTACTTGTGGGGTCGAACACAAGTCACAAAAGTACAATCGTTCAAGCGGTTGAACTTGCTATCGCGGGCTCGGCTGATGATATCATTGGTAGAAGCATCGTATCTGATGCAGCTTTGCTGCTTACTTTAGCGCCAGGAGACGAACTTGGGGTTACGGCTAAATTTAGTGACGGCAGCGTGGCTAACTACAAT